TTTGCCGAGCAAGAAAACCGATGTGGTACATCGGGCGCCTGGGGTATCCGTAGAGAGGGCAACGAGGGCTTGGCTGGTATGCCAGAAAGAAACCAATGTGAAGAACGAGAAAACTGCGTCCATATAATGCTGGATGCTTAACTTGCACAAACGCCCGTTCCTAATCTAAATCTGGAAAATCTTGATATGGGTTATCGGCGCTGGATTTATTTTTCTGTGACTCATCCTGCCAGCGCATAGCCGTCAGCCAGCCCTGGGCCATCTTCGGTGTCAGCTTTTCTGGGTTTCTATTTTTAGCGGTTTCTCTAGCCGCTGAAATTATTTGTTCAACCAAAGCAACATTGTAATTTTTTATGTTCGCCCATGAAGATGCGGCTTGCGCCTTTCCGTTTTTATAATCGAACGCTTCCCAGAATAGTAAAAAGTCTTTTGCTTTTTCGCCCACAAGATTAGACCCTCGGTGTGTTTCTACAGTTATGTTAGGTTCGTCTTCATGCATTATTCCCCCTTCTAAGGGGGTAGGGGGTTCTTCTATAACTGTATCTGTAACTATAACATGCTTAAGGGTAGCTTGTTTTTTGGGAGAGGGTGGCTTAAGGGTGGCTTTAGCGGGGTTAACGTCTTTATCTTTATTTTTCAATGCTTTGGCGCGAACACCTTTTTTACCCGCGTCGGAAAGGGATTTTTTGGTCTTTTTAGCATCGTTGTATTCGTCCAATAACCGTTTCTGATAAATGCGACCTTTTTTGGTCTTCAAAAAATCATCCTTAACCACCAAAAATATATCATTGTATTCTGTATCAGTTATCCGCAGCTTGCGCTTGATCCATTTTTCGTCATTAGGTATTGAACACCCATCGGTGAGCCACATTAATCGAAGCGTTCGGCAATACATACCATCTATTTCTAATGATGCCCAATCCGTAGCAGCATTATAATCAGCGACAAAAAACTTGAAGTAAGGCAAATCAGCCATGAAAGCCCCCTTGGTCCGGGGCCGTAACACCGCGGGTGAACGGCATGCTTATTCGTGCGCAGCAGCGCCTTATTTCACATTGACCCCAGATAAAAGGAATTTTCATTTGATCACCCTGTTTGTTTACTGATTCACCATACATCAATTACCCAAAAAATCAAATTCGATCTGTAATTTTGCTTATGCCTAAATCAATATGGAACTTACGCGTTCCGGTTTTTCCACCGCGTTGTTTGGCAATTATCAACTCAATCTCAGATTCTTTATGGGCCATTTCGTTTTCCCATAATTTACGTTCTGATATGCTGGAAGGCTTTTCTTTCTGGTAATAAAAAGCATCGCGGTAAAGAAAAATAATGCAATCGGCATCCTCCTCTATAGTGCCGGCACCCCTTAAATCTGACATCAGCGGGCGTTTATTATCTCGTTTTTCGCATTCTCGGTTGAGCTGGGCAAACGCCACGACCGGCATATTGCAATCTTTAGCCAGTGATTTCAGTGCGCCTATGATATTTGAAATGCCTTCAAAATTATCTTCACGGCGGCGTTTGCGGACCTTGTGGATATGATCGACAATCAACAAATCAATCCGTTCGCCCTTGGTGCCCAAATATCTGTTTAGCCGGCGGACCTCATGCACAATGTCATCGATCGTGATGCTGCCGCTATCATTCAGATACAAAGGCAAGTCTTCCATTTGCAGTCTGAGGCTTTTCAGGTCATCAATACTTGCCTTCCCGCGTTCCATCGCTTGGTATTCCACCCGTTTATTTTCATTGGTGCTGGCCATAGCTCGTGCGCTAACCTCTTCAGCTCCCATTTCAGGCGACATCATTAAGACGTTTTTACCTTGGCGCGATACGTTTAAGGCTAAATTGATAGCTAAAATAGACTTCGCCATGCCTGGTCGACCAGCAGGCACATAAAGGCGTTTGTTGATTAATCCGCCTAACATGGCGTCCAAGTCTTTCAGTCCCGTTGATAGACCCATAACCCCACCTGAAAGCGTAGCTGCCTCAAACTGATTTAAGGCGCTATCAACGGCCTCTGATAGCAATCGGGTGTATTGCCCCGTCTCTTGTCCCGCAATAAGGCTCAGATCGTCCTCAAGGGCCTTTACAAGCGATTCTGTTGGCTCCATAGCCATTGCCTGCTCAGAAGCCCAATTACACGACTCAATCAACACGCGGCGCTGCCAGAGACCATGTATCGTTTTGGCATAATCCACCGCATTGATAATCGACACTACTGATCTTTGAAGGCGGAATATGTAATCAGTCCCCCCAACGTCATCTATATCAGGGTCTTTCTCGAATTGTGTTTGGAGTTGGATTGGATCCACCTTGGCGCCTTGATCACTTAATGCCCGGCATGCTGCATATAGGCGTTGATGCAGCCCTTCCGAAAAATGCTCCGGCTCCAAAAAGCTCTGCACCTTATAAAGTGCGTCGTTATTGACCAGAATTGCCCCTAAAATTTCTTGCTCAGCTTCGACGTTCGCCGGCAATTCATCGGGTATGTTAATTTCTTCAAGTTGGTTTTGTCCCATTATCCCCACCTATTACTTCCTTAATCGATTGCCTGATGCTTTCCGCTATTTCACAAATGGCATGTTCAACCGCGCTGTTGTCCTTGTGGCCCGGTACTGACACGTTAACCGAAGTCACTTTGTCCCCCACATAATCGACGTGCGTATGGACACTGCCAAAATTGGTCTTGATTTTACGACTTATGCAACGGGCGCGGCTCACAATATGCCCCACATTTTCAAAACCTGCTCGACATCATTAATTGACCTGACCACGGCACAATCAATGCCTTGGTCGTCTAATGCTCCGAACCAGCCTTTTTGATTTGTACTAAGATCCCCGCGCAATGATTTGATTTCCAAGAACCTTGGGATGCCATTCGTCAATATCATAAGATCAGGAACACCAGCGCGTACGCCTTCGGCTTTCATCTTGGCAGCAACGGCTATATGACGGTCGCCACCATTGGGTATGGCGAAATAAAGAAGTTTGCCCTGCAGTTCCAAGTGAAGCAAATATTGTGCAATGGCTTTCTGTATGGCATGCTCTGCCACTCTACCTCCCAATGAGTCCATCTTTGAGCCTTTAGGACAAATCGTGATTGCCATGTGTGGCTCCTTAGTTTTGACCCTTGAGTTTTTGGATTGATTTTGAGACTGCTTCCAGACCTCCAACCGGGGCTTCACGGCGTTGCGATACCCAATGTGAAAAGACGTCTTGTCTTATATTGGCATCGGCGCACACCTCCCCAATTTTTAGACCTTCAAGTATCATCTCAGCTTTCAATGCTCTGGCGGTCAGTTCTGTTTTCTGTGAATTTGTCATGGTGCGAATATAGCCCCTGTGAAATTTATGCGTCAAGTAAAATAAATTACATTTGTTGTTGACTTTGTAAAAAGATTTACAATATGCTAGTCATACATTCAACAGCCGGGAAAACAAATGAACCAGGAATTTAAATTTATAACACTTTACGCCGATGTACCATTGACCGTCTTTCAGACAATCAAGGGCCATGATACGGCAACTATCATGCGACGAGCTTTTATCCATGGACGGGCGATGCAACAGCGCACAGGCAAATCAATTCGAGTGGAGGCGGTGATATGACCCACGTTGATAAATTATTTTCTGACATTGCCAGCCACGCTGGAAAACTGGTTATGGTCCCCTCACTTTGGGGCAAATATCTGAAACCAAATGGTTGCTACACCACCATTGGCCCTTATCATCAGGTTAGGGCTACCATTGAAGAAGACGCTGAATGGGTGGATGGGCAATTTGAGTTTGAGCCGATATGGCCAGAAGTGGCGGGTTGGTTGGAACGTCATGCACCACATTACGATGCTGACATTGAAAACCTGAGATTATCTTTGAAGGAGGAACCAAAATGAAAAAACAAGCCGATATGGAATTAGGCGAACAGCCCGCAAAAGAAATCATCTTGGCGCCTTCGCAAGAAGTGGCAACAATCACCCCTATGCAATTGCTTCAACAGGCCCTCGAAAAAGGCATCGACACAGATCAGCTTACAAAACTCGTGGAGTTACAGGAACGCTGGGAGGACCGACAAGCCCGGAAAGAGTTTGTGACAGCTATGGCTGCCTTTAAGGCCGAGCCGCTGAAAATCGTTAAAAACCAAAGCGTAAGTTATCCTTCGCAAAAAGGTGGTTTAGTTGAATATGACCACGCTACCCTTGATATGGTGGTTGATGTGATTGCGCCCGCCCTAAGCGCACACGGCCTATCTCATGCGTGGCGTACCGAACAGGGTGATAAAATCCGGGTTACATGCATCATCACTCATGTCATGGGGCATAGTGAAGAAGTTTGGCTAGAGGGTGAATTAGATAGTACAGGTGGCAAAAATGACATTCAAGGTGTTGGTTCGACCGTGACTTATCTGGAACGCTATACCTTATTAGCTGCACTTGGTCTGGCAACAAAAGGCCAAGATATTGATGCTGTGAATGTGGAAGTCGGGCCGATCAGTGATGAACAATTTAAGGAACTTACCTCCATCATAGATGAAACGAATGCAGACATCGTGAAGCTCTGCGAACATTTCAAAATAATGGCGGTTCGGGAATTACCGGCAGCTAGATTTAAAGAAGCGATGACTCTGCTCAACGCCAAGAAGGGGAAACAGCAATGATTATTCACGATGTCGAACAAAACTCGCCGGAATGGTTTGAGTTGCGCGCTGGAATTCCGACCGCATCCGAATTTTCCAATCTCGTGACCAGCAAAGGCGCACCAAGCAAAGCACTCGAAAAATATAGCTATACGCTGGCAGCAGAAGCTTTCACAGGCGGACAAGTCGACGCTTGGGAGGGCAATCAATATACCGACCGCGGGCATGAATTGGAAGCAAAGGCCATAAGCGCCTATGAATTTATGAATGATGTAGAAGTGACGCTTGCTGGCTTTGTAACGACTGATGACGGCTTGATAGGTTGTTCACCAGATGGATTAATAGGCGACGATGGTTTGATCGAAATCAAATGCCTTGGGCATAAGGCCCATATCGAAACCATTATCTATTACGCCGACAAAGCCGCGGCACCCCCAAAATATTTCCAACAAGCCCAAGGCCAGATGATGATATGCGACCGCAAATGGTGCGATCTGGTTTTCTATTATCCGACGCTGCCGATGCTCGTAATACGCCAGCTACCGAACAAAATATTCTGTGAGAGCCTGGCGCTGGAAATCAAAACGGTCGTTGTGCGCCGGGATGAAATCCTGAAAGTCCTGCAGGCGATGTAATGATTTTGCTCCAATGCATACAAATCCAGCACAGAGGCCATGACTGCCCTGCGTTAGTTCCGACTGACCAGGAGTCGTGGAAAGCGTTAAAACCAAAGGTCGGAAAGACTGTTGCGACAGAGACCAAACGCGCGCGCAGTCCGCAACATCACAGAAAATTTTGGGCAATTATGAATACCGTATTCGAGAATCAACAAACCAAATTCCCAGACGTGGATTCAATGGTTGACGCCATTAAAATTGAAATAGGCCATGCGGATATTCAATTGAGGCTCAGCGGGGAAAGCGTTTTAATTCCTCGATCGATCTCATTCCATGATTTAGACCAAGATAAATTTAATGTGTTTTACAAAAAGGCGATCGAATGCGTTTGCGAATTTATAATTCCAGGCGCCACGCCAGAGGAAGTTAACGAATATTAACGAGGTTCGGGCGGGGAACTACCGAAATTCAATCCATCCCGGTTGTTCTTTCGGCCTCGCCCGACAATGGAGAGAAAATATGGGACTAACAATTGAAAAAATTTGCGTAGCCACTGTGCGTGGCCGCGATAATGACGGAAATACACTCGTTAAAATGGCTGATATTGCCGGAGAATTGGCGCTTACAAAGGCAGTCAAATATTGCCTGCACGATCCTCGGGTTAAAACAATTTTATTGACGAAGGCAGATACCGGCAAACGGCCCCCCATGGAAGATACTGAGCCGATCGATGCCGACCATACAGGGACTTCCGATGGGTCTTAGCCTCATCATAATAGAACGCGGCATCCTGGCGGAGACTGCCAACGAAGATTATTATGCGCGGTGCATATCGGATTTGATGGAACGCCGGAACACCGCATACATGAGGAAGCAGAAATTGAAAAGGCAACGCCGCTGGATATTGGTTAAGCGGTTTTGCAGAAAAATTTAATATGAGGCAAAGCCAATGACCATGATTGAGAAAGTAGCGCGGGCCTTAGCTGAATGCGCGTGGGACGACCTACAAAAAGACCTAATGTTTGTGGCCTCTTGGGAAAAGGAGGGCAGACAAGAATACATCGACATTAGGTGGAAGCATCTGCGGCCAGATGCCAAAGCAGCCATAGAGGCCATGCGCGAGCTGACACCCAAAATGGTTGAAGGCGGTTTGGGTCTGTATGACGATGACGAGAGTCCCGATTTCGTGGCGGCGTATGTAGCCATGATTGACGCAGCATTGGAGGAAAATGATGATTGATTTTTTGAACATGGACCCGACGCGGAGATTTGAATTCGCCACAAAAGATGATATTTGCGATAACTTAGTGCCGTCAGACATTCGGGGCTTATTGGGCGAGATAAAGCAGGCGAATGAAACTATTGCCGCCGATCAGTCGGTCATACAGTACCAAGGAAGACAAATAGCCACGCTTAGGGATGATTTGGTCACCATCCGCGTGTTAGTGAATAAACAAGCCGAGGACGAGGGCCTTTGGTTCGATGCACAGTCCGCACCGGAAGGATATTTGCAACTCAAACTGCGTTTACTGCACGACATCATTGAGGCTTTGACAGATAGAACCATAAGCGGCGAACTCAAAGCACTAGCAACTAAGGAGACGAAGTGTGACACTTGATCTTGAAAAAATGACGTCCGTGATTTCGACCGGCCAGGAAATCCGAGACAAAATAAATGCGCTTGAATTTATAGGGACGCCATGGGTCATCAAGTGGACAAGCGGTGGTGATCATCACGAACACGAAATAACCCGCGGCCAAGAGAGTACATTCAGAACATTTCTGCTGGATTATTGGAATGCCGAATTTGAGGAAGTGGAAAAGCAGCTAGAAGAATTGATAGGCTCCACAGAACAACGGGATTAGCATGAGGCTCAAAGCCCCAAAGCATAAACGCATTAGGCCCAAATGGTCAGACAAGGCTACACCGGCTGAGAAAGCTCATATGGACCGTGTGGCTGAAAAAGGTTGTTTGGTATGCCAGAGGCCCGCAAGCATCCATCACGATAAAATACGGGGCAAGCGGGACCACATGAATGTCGTTCCATTATGCCGATTCCATCATCAAGACCAGAAACACGGCTGGCATGGATTAGGCAGCAACAAAGCCTTTGAAAATAGATATGGGATTGATGTCCGCCAGGAGGCAGCAGACTTTAGGTTGGAAACAGAAATGGGTGCGATATAAAGGGAAAGGTTGACGATTAGCGCCGTTTATGCGTAGAATTAGATATTCACTCAATTGATACTCATAAAGTCCCCGATACCAGAAGGCCCTGTTTCCCAGCGGGGCCTTTTCTTATTGTCTCCCAAAGACTGAAATCACCTATTGGCTGATCTGGGTAGGGGTGTGCGTTTGCCTGTCGTGGGGGTTGTCCTACGGATGGTTTTTGGTTTGCTCTTCGGTTTTGGTGGTGGTCTACTCGTTCCGCCCATCTTTCTTTTCCTCTCTT